TATTTATCAGTACCGGTAAATTTTAACGGTTGATCATATAATGTAATTTCGGCATCAAATAATTCTTCATCTTTTCTGTTTAAGTATTCTGGAGTCCTTGGCATTGTAACAATACCAGGCTTCAGACCTCGTAACTTTAACATATATTTACGTATTCGTTGATTTATCTGTTTAAAATCAAATAAATTTATAGTTCTAACATCTGGATCGAGTCCTAATGTTAAAATGCTAAAAGCATGACCCAAAGCTTTATTATAATCTTTTTCGTTTCTACTAGCATTATTTTCTAACCATTCATCACTAGGTAACAACTCTCCGTCGGCCCAGTCATCGAAATGATCTGAATCAGCTTTAGTAACCGCGGTAGCCCCTATATAATAATCTACTTTTGGTGGAAATTCATTCAAATTGTTAGGAACTATAGGATTCATTACTCCGACTATAGTAGCTTTAGGAAATACAAAAAATACATAATCATACATTTTAGTAGTTTTTGATATATTTGCAGACTGAATCCACCAATAGTTTCCAGTTTTATATTTAACAATTTCTGGAAATTCTGTTTTATTTAAACGTTGTGTTATAGCTTGCAATACCTCTTCATCAGTTGGCGTTAATTTTACTTTGGTACCGGCATCATCTACTTTTTGTTCTTTTGATTTAGCAGTTACTTGAAATGCAAATACAGCTCCTAATTCTTCAGCTAATACCTGTTCACCTATATTAACAGAAAATTTCTTAATAGTTACCGGTATAGTTAATGTTTGTTCCGATAGTACATGTTTTATAATTCTATCTAGTATGTTATGTTTCTTTATCATATACAAATAAATATTAACTTGTTACCAATCTACCATTACTAACTTACCATTCCATTGCATAACATTATCCGATCTAAAATCTAAATCCAATTCAAATTCTGGAATGTTTAATTTTTTAATATCAGTTTCTAATGCAGTTAAAAAATTATCTAATTGTTGATTTATAGAATCAGTTTGCTGCATAAAATCAAAAATAGAAACTTCTCCACCTTCTTGACGTGCATAAACAGCAAAATCACGCATAAACGAATCAATTTCTTGACGTATTGAATTGTCTAATTGTTCAGCATTTGCCATTATATACATATCAGTTCCGTTAACATAATATACCGGAATAAATGTAGTAAAATCTGAATATCGATTAACTATGCGTTTAGCAACTTGATATTCATCACGTTCCTTTGTAATTTTAAAAACTTTGTCTTCGCCGTTAATTTCATACACCCGACCATTATCACCAGCTCCTAGTAACTGAAAATCATTGTTTTTTATTTTATCCAAACAACGTTTTATTTCAGTATCAGCAAGTTCAAATAATAATGTTTTAAGACGTATCATTGTTATCCTGGTAAAATATTTTTATCTAGATCTAAACGAATAAAAAAGTTTAAATCAACATCATTTCTTTTTTTAATTGGCTGTGCCAGTTTGGCAATTGCTAATAATTGGCCAGCATCGTTATACAATCCAATTGTTGTTATGTACGGCGTAAAGCTACTACCAGTTGCAAAATTATAATATGTGCTATTATCATCTTTTAACAACGTATGATTTTGCGATTGATTAAAATCGCCAGCATCTAATCTAGCAATAACTCCTAATTCATACAATGTTAATGTGCTTCTATAACTAGAAGTAAATGGTGTAGTTAAAACATTGTTATATCTATAATCTGCACTAGATACAACTACCATTCCTTGTTTAGAAAAAACATTTCCTACAATATTGGTTTGCAACATAGAACCACCTTCGGTTGTATCTGCTAAGTATGATATCTGTGTAGAATTTAATGATTTATTAAAAATACGAATTTCATCAACAACACCTTGTAAATTTGAAGAAACTGCATCATATCCACCAATTACTAAATCATCTTCATTATGTATTCTTGCAGTAGGTACAAAAGGATTTGTTTGGGGCTGCAACAAAGTACTACTCGCAGAAGCTTGTAATACGCCATTAACGTACAATTGTAAATTAGATCCAGTTTTTTGACAAAGTATATGTGTTAAATTTGAAGATGTTACTACTGTTGATGATGTTATACTTTTACTAATAGTTTCACCAGTTACCGTAAATACAATTTGGTTGCTACCACTCAATTCTATTTTAAATGGATATGATGGAGTTATACTGCTAGAAGCTTTTGTTAATACCAATTGATTACCAGTACCAGTATTAGATCCAGATATAAACAATGAAACTGCATAGTCATGATCTCGATCATAAAAACCATTTAATTTTGTTTGTATAAAACCATTACCAGAAAATTTTGCAGCATATCCTATATTACTAGTAGCACCAGTTGTAGTTTTAACACCAGGTACATATGTTACATTTTGTGATGTATATGATATCCGCGTAGTGTCAAAATACTCATTAAATCCTTCATAATATTTAACACCATTCACAATCGATGCAGAATTAAATGAAGTGTCATAAACATTACCATATCGATCTGATGCTAAATACACTGAACCTGTATATGTAAATGAAGCCGGTTTAATACATTCTCCTACCCGTTTGCTAGGTATAGAAAATATAGATGCTGAAACAAATATATTTTTTGTAGTTCGATTTAAATCAGTTGGACCGAAACTATTATATGGTTGTGTTTTATTTTTATAAAATAAATGATTAACTGAATAATAAGCAACACTTTTTAATGTTCCGTTAACATTAGATGAACTGTTATATGATGCACTTATATTAGGAAGTATGTCTGTATATATTCCTATCATCGGCGTAAAACTAGAAGTAGTGCTTCCAGAATAAAACGTCCATAACTTGTTAGTTTGAAACGGATTAACACTAACATCGGAAGTATCAATCTTTTTAAAAACTGTTGGCATTATTCCTTGATAGGTATCTTCATTAGATATTCTTGTTTCTGCCATGATAGTAAAAACCCTGCTACATTTATAATAAATATAACAGGGCTAAAATCAGTAATGATTTAGTAATCTAATTTAACTCTTATAAGTGCTTCTCGTTGAAATGATTTTAACAATGGCTTACTCAATTTAGCAACAGCTAAAAGTTCTTGACGATCATTATACAATCCAACTGTTGTGATATATGTTTTAGGATCTCCAATAAATGTAGTCTGTGATAATTGACCGACACTACCGGTTACATATGATGGGTTGTTAGAAAAGTTATACTCAGCATTTTTTACTCGTACGAAATAATGCGTACTGGTAATCTTTTCTGAATTTCTTGCTAAAAATTGATTAGATAATGCACCAGACCCGGATATTGAATGATACAACACAAAATGATTATTTGCTTCTGAATTAGAACCACTATTAGTAGCAAATCCTAATTTTTGATCCAACATTTTCCCATCTAAAACTAATACTCCATGATCTGGATATGCTAATCCGTAATATACCGGTGCGGTAGAATTATATACACCATTTGTAATAGACCCAGATACGATATTATAAATTTTACCTGAATCTCCAACAGTTGCACTAGAGATTGATGAATCATCTATTAGTTTAATAACGTTAGATCCAACAGAAACAGACCCAGTAGCATTCGTAGCTCGAGACGCAATTGATACTAACGGCAATTCAAAATTTCCAGCATCTAAACGTTCTTTAAGACGATTCCTTTTAAAATTTAAAACATAAATAGAATCAGTACTTCCAGATCCTGCTGTTACAAATCTTGAAGAATTTGAACTAAGCAATAATTGTTTATACTGCGAGTAAATTGCTTTTGATGGCGAATCATTAAGTCCTAATGTAGCAGATCCGGAACCTAAAGCATGGCCATATGCTACTGAAAATTGTACTGCTGCACCATCAGCTGATGGGGTGTCTTGATATACATCTAAATAATAACGACGTTGTGATGTAGTTTGCGTAGATGATGAATAATATGCAGTAAGACTCGCAACTCCATCTGACCATAATCCAGCAGTTACTGTTTCTGTTTGATTTGAAACAACATCATTTAACGGATCAAATTTGGTATACACACGACCATTTCTTGCTAAAAGTTGTGCTTGTTGTTGTTCAGCAATAATTTCATTAGCCAACTGTTGTGCTAATTGCCGGACTTGCTCATTTACCGCAGCTCGTTCTTGTACATTTGGAATTACATCAGCTCGATTTTGTCTTGCGCCGCCTGTAGCATCGCCAGTACCAGTTGTGTTAATTCCTCCGGGAAATCCGCCATGTCTTGGTTGTTTTTTTAGATTCTGTATAAAATCTTGCATTTTCATAATTTATTTCTTTTTTAGCTACCAGTAGTTACTGCGGTAACTTTTTTAACAGTTAAATTAATTGTTACACTACCTCCTGTTTCATTTCCAATTATTGTAATAGTAGTAGTTTTGTCTTCAATGTATTGAGCTTTTGCAACAATTCGGAATTCAAATCCAGCAACTGCTACACTTTGCGCATCTTCATTATCTCCAATAAATCTAGGAGTAGTTGGTAATACCGAATTTTGTAATGCTCGGCTTACTTGTATATCTGCTACGGTAGAATCTGCTAAAATTGCAGTATATCCTAAATTAGCATTACCACCGGCTAAATTACTAGTATTCGGTGTAATTGCAGCACTATCTCCAGCTGCTAATAACGTTATTGCAGTGTTTCCTACTGTTACAACTGGAATATTTTGTGTTTGTTTTGGAAGTGTTATTAATTTATATCGAAGAGCTTGTGTTTCATCTGGTATTGCTTCTACGATCGGCATATTTTCAATAATTACGCCGTAATAATTAGTTCCTAATGGATGATTCGGATTCCATAATGAGTAATCAATTTCATCATCGCCTAGTGCAAATTGTGTAATACTAAAAGCGTTTCCGCCTTTAGCAAGAAGTTCACGTCCTTTTAATGTTAAAATTGCATCAACTGTAACTGAACTATTATCTAAATATCCCATACGTATTATTCCTATTTAAAATAAATATCATGTATTAAAAAATTATACTAAAACAAAACTTCCTTGCTCACCGGTGTTTTGATATAAAAGTTGATTTGGATTAGCCGGACGCCATTCTACAACAGGACCGCCATCAACAGTTTGTGTAGAATTTACATTAAATGCTGGAGATGTTATTTTAGCACCAGAATAACGTTGATTTTCTAATCCCTGAGCTAAATAATCTTGTGTTTGTGCATAACTTCCAGAAAACTTATAAGATATAATTGCGTATGATGATGTTCCATATGATCCGGATCCATAAACAATACCAGTTGCAACTAAGTCATATGAACTAGAAACTAAACGATATTCTGATGCTACACTATTAATAATAACTGGAAGTATAGCTTCACTGCGCCAATATGATGAAGTTGTATTTATCCATGTACTACCCGATAATATAATATAATCATATGCATATGTAGTTCCATTATATCGTTTTTCAGCAGATGCAGTTAAATAACCTTGCCATTGATCATCATCATTTCCAGATATTGTCATTATCTTACCATCAATTTCTCCTTGATAATTTAGATATGATCCGGATGCGATTAAATAATTTGTGTTATCAATAGTTACATTATAAGTATTATTAAAATTTTGTATAGTAGGTAATGCAACATCTTTATTTCTTTCTAGTATATTTGGTTGAATTAAAATACCAGTTAATTTATCAGCCCGAGCGGGTAACAACTGTTCTAGTTGACGGAAAAATGATAAATCAAATAAAGTAAATATTTTTATATATGAATTAAAATCATTTTTAGTATTATATTTTTTCCAATATTCTCTAGCTCGTTGTTCTAATCTAGGATATGATTTTAATTCAGCTTGTCCCGGATCTCCGATATAATCATCTAATTCTACAAAACCTAATTGTGAAATAATATCTTCATCAATCATAGTTTGTGGAGAAAAATACACTCCTAATTTTTTACTATCTAACGGAGCTTTATCAAATTGACTTCGTTCAGCTCGGCTTTGAACATCTAAAGTACCAATCAACTCATTAGATTCTATTCGTACTTTGTTATCATCATATGTTCCCGCAGCCAATGAAATACCATCAAAATAATATGTTTCTTCAATTGAATCATATGGGGTGTTAGTCGACCATGAAGCAAATGATGCTGTTATTGTAGAAGTTACAGGTTGTATTCCAGATAAAGAACTAGTTAATGTGTGATTAATTTTTTGCGTTAATGGAAGTCTAAAAACTAATTCATTGTATGCGTCTACATTACCATTATATGCTGCCGGTGCTTTGACGTGATTATTAAATGCAGCATCTGATAAACTGCTTGACCATAATCTTAATTCCTGAAGTTGACCTTCTAATCTAGTAGCACCTGGACTAGTACCACCTAATACTATAGATCCAGAATAATCAAATGATGCAGTTGCTGAAGCAGAAACAGCAGCTACAATTTTTCCATATTTAGAACGTTTAGCTACTACTTCTAATTTAGAACCAGTGCTACGTAACATAGTTGTTAACCATCCACCATCAAACATTTCTATGTTAGCAGATCCAGTTCCATTAATTAATATAGTACCATATGTTCCGCTTGTATAATCTAATGTTACTGCGTTTGAGCCTATATTAAATAGATTCATAGTACCAGACATCGTCGGATTTGTTATAACGTTATCTGTGCGGAAACGCAACTCTACAGTATTAATAGATTGTGAATAATTTACAGTAACTGTACCTGCTGTATTTTGCAATAGATCTAGCGAATAATCAAAATTTAATTTTTCATATATAGGAGCTCTATTAGATCTAGGACCTCCATATTCTTTTATTGTAATTAAAGATTGCGGAATTCCATAACATGATAGTAACGCCTGAACACTGCGTTTAGTTCCTTTAGATTTTAATAATAATGGTAAATTGTTTACAATTCTACGCCAAACATTGTATGTCATTTCTCGACCAGGAATCGAAGGATACCCAACGGTATTTGATCCCGTTAGTGGTACTCCAGATTCATTAGTCCCTAAAACATATTCCCATAATTCTTGATATTGATTGCCATCAGTTAAATTCCAACCAAATTGTTTAGCAACAGAATATAATAATTCATTTGGCATTCCTAATTTAGGATTTTCTTCACGTTTATGTATACGAGTCATATGATTGATATACGTGTAAAGTATATCATAATGATGCCCTAACATATTAACAAAAGTTACTAATGATTCATTTCCTGTTTTTAAACGAATATTTTCTGGTATTGCGTATGCTAATGCATTAAAATTATTTCGATCGTATATACTAGCAGACGCATATAAATTATCATACCAAAGTTTAAACTGACTACTAGAAATTGGAGTAATTGCATAAGGTCTAGTAATAGAAGTTTTTGGAACAGGTTGAATATAACTTCCAGTTAACTGCGTTACATTTGTAGATTCAAGTGGTATATCATATGTTGTTATACGAGATGATGACTCATAATATAAGTATTTTTCAAATAAATCAAATCCACTAATTAACGAAGTTTTTTTGTTTGCATAGTCTTGTGAATTTGTTGTAGCAACACTACCAGAAAGCTGTGATACTGCTATACTCTGTGAATTATAATATTCTAATAATTCTAATTTATATTTAAAATTTTCTAATCGATTTGTAGCCGAACTATAAAATACAAAATTATTAAAATCAGAAAAATCTATGTTTAAACTAACTCCGGTTAAACTTCCAGAAAAATACGCATCAACAATTTGTTGTGATGTTTGTACACTTGAACCTAATAAATCATTCCAATTACGTAAACCAGTATCGGAAGAAACATTATATGATGCATTTGCATACCAATTTGGATTTGATAATTGATTGTATTGTTTTTTAACAGTAAATGGTTCGATGTAAATCTGATCTATATATGGAGCTTTTTGTTCTTCAACTATCCAACATTTAAAATCAGTTTGTATATTATCAGCTAATGGTTCATATAGTTTAACATATAAATACTCACCAACAACTACGCTATTAACAAATAACGCACATTGATTTCTGCTAAAGTTTAATAAGTATGGCGTATACCAATCTGAAGATGTTTGATTAACTGTTGCTATAAAATTAGCAATTTGCTGTAAAAATTCTGAATCTTCATTGTCAATAGCACGTAATCGTACTTCCGTACGGTCTGGAGAAATTTCATCGATCCTTAAATGTTGACGATTATAACTTCCAATTAAATTTTTAAAAAAATTAACTGCTATTTTAAACGTCCCAGACGTTAAACCTATTTTTTGAAATTCTGAATATACGTCAATTGCAACAGGTTGTTTTGGGAATAATATTTCTTTATTAGTTACTTTATCAATATATCTAGGAATTTTATTTTTTAATGTAACTTTATGAGTTCCAGTTAACCATGAATCTGCTGAATATATATGAAGTTCTATTGCCGAATCTATAGTTTGTTTAGTAATTTCAGAATTAAATTTTATTTGTTCTGTAACATCATAACTAGCAAATTGAGTTTTTCTGTTGGATATTCTTTCTGCAGAAATCGATCCTACTGAATTTTGTATTTGCTGTGTATTTTTATATTGTGTTAACATGTTTTATTCAACCGGTTGATTCCATACATCTACGTTTTTACTTGCATTAGTAATTGACCAATATGTTTGCTCTGCAATAATATTATGTTGGTCTAATTGACCAGCTTGTGCTCCAAATGTAAATGTATCTCCTATTTCAAATTCAGATGATGGTATAATTAAATCTAGTAATAAACTTTGTTGGGTTCCTGGAGCAATCTCACCATATCCGTCTTGTGTAATTTGCGGTATTCCTTCAACTGATTGTTCTAATGTATTTGCATATGCATCAACATTGCTAATTACTTGATTGAATTGTCGATTTAATTGACGATCTGGTCCGTTTCTGTATAAATAGAAATAAATAGTACCATTCGAAATAGGAATTGCTAATTCATAGTTATGTGTAATTTTAGCACGAAATCGCAAGTCAACATTTAATTGTTTTATGTCTTTTGTTATAGTATAAGCATTTGAATTTTCTTGTGGAAGGCCTTCTACCACTACATCAAATAACAATCCAGAATTTACCGTAGGAACTGTTAAATTTGCAGATGGTTTATATCTAGCATATACTATATCTAATAATTCTGGGTCAATATTAATATTAGTATCTACGTTAGTTAATGGCGTAGTAACAGGAAATTTAAAATATCTAAACTGAGTATCTAATACTCGTAACATTGATTTTGTAGATATTTTTGTCGTGGTTGGTTCTATAATTAATAACGGATTAGTTTCAGAATTTTCTTGTAGTATAATATTACCACCTTTATCGCGAGGATGTATGTTAATATTATTAGATGTAACAGTTAACCCGTTTTTAATGTATTTTGCATTTTGTGCTAAATTAACTGTATCAAATTTTGCCATTATTGAACCACTTTAAAGTAAATTTGATCTGTGATATAATTTTCAATAAATCCACTTTTAATCTTTAATTCTATTCGATAATACCGCTCCGGCATAAATCCATTAAAATCTATATAAAAGAAATTGCTTGTACTATCACAACTCACTTTAGTATAAATATCATCGTATGGAATTATAGTTTCATTTGTTAAAGCATCAGTAATTGAATAATATGTAGTCGGTGGCAATGCTTTAACTGTCTCAAATGGAAATAAATTATTAGGTTGTTTTTGTGGATATCTATCTCGACCATAAATTCGTATTTTTGTTATCTCAGTATCTTTATACGTAGGTTTAACGCGAGTATATGTTGAAAATGAATCTAGATTAATCGGTAACATCGATCCGGATGAGTATGTGCTATCATCCCAATACATTGTAATTTTAGGTACGTATATAGTATGAGTTTCGCGACTAAAAAATCTAACATATCCTGCTACGGCTGAATCCGCTTCATCGGTATCTGAAAACTGTAATAGAAATCCATAATTTGGAATTGATGCTCCTCCACTACCACTCAACCAAATTTTGATTGAATCAGTAACATTCATGTTAATATCGGTAGTACGATATGAAAATGATTCTGATGTTATTAAACCTGCAGTACTACCACCCGATGCCGATTGAAACATCCAAGAACCGCCAGCGCCACTTCCAGATACATATAATGTGCTGCTTCCAATTTGTATGTTTTGACTACTAGAATACCATGTGCTAGCTGAAATTGGATATGTCCACGAAACACCATCGATGGTTGGATCTGATTCAAATCCAGTTCCGTTTATCCAATTTTGTCCAACTAATTTAGCATATACATTATAATCAGATGGTAAATTTTTTGCATGAGATGTAAATAATTGCATCACAAATTTACAATCATTTACTGTTTTAGAATATTTAGAAAGCGATGCTGAAATTTCAGTCATATCAAATTTAACTACTGATCTAGATTTTAATAAAGTTTCTCCATCAGTATCTAATCGTTTTCCTATTTCTAATATCTCATCTAATCCAACATTATAAGCAGCTGCTGATTGATATAATGTTGAATCTGATTGAGCATAAAATGTTCTAAACATGTATATTCCTTATAAATTTACTACTCGACCGCGTATATCTTGATCTGGATACTTAAGCTCAAATATACTAGGATCTAACGAAGGATAAATTACTCCATTACGAGTTGCAGTTCGCAAATCATAAACGTTTCCAGAATATCCTAAATCAGAATCATATAAATTTAATAAAGATACGCCTACTACGTTTTGAATGCCTTTTACATTTCCTAGTATATTTAAAATGTCTGATTTAATTATAGGCTGATTAATTTGCCATCGATCAATATTAAAAAAATCTTTTAATGCATTAACACATTTTAATAAAACTTCATTGCTATTATAATTTGGTAATACAGAAATTTCAAAATCTACTCCTATATTAATAATAAACGCATCTTTAATATTTACTGCATCAGTCATTATACGATAATAATCTAAGTAAGTTTTTAAATTTTCTTTAATTGCCGTATTTAATTGAACTAATTGTTTTGCTGAATTGTATCCTAGAACATACATATTCATTGCTAAAGGATTTGCTACGCGAGTTTCTACCAGTTCTTTCTGTGATATTTGATCATCTGGCACTATATATGCTTTTGCAACACTGCCATATTTCGAAGGCATAGAATATGCACGAACGATGTAATCTTCTCTAGTTACTAATCGATTCTGAGTAGCAAAATTTGCCAATGCATTGTTTTTTATTTCAACTTCAGAATCTCCGGTTTTTGCACCTAATGCCGGCACCGGATTAATTACTGCAATAGTAGATTTTATAAAATTAACCAAACTTGTATTGTTAGTTGAATTAATATTTTCTGAAAATTCTATAAAATTAATTAGTTTTAACGTACGTGCTGAAACATTGTCCGCAATGCCATTCCCTACTGTATATGTAACCGTTAATGTAGTATTTGCAGGAGCTTGTCCATATGTTCTTGTATATAAAAAATTAGATGGATCTATATCAATATTTACATCTCTACGTACTCCAGATAACCCGTTACCTACATTATCTGGGTTTGGTATTATTTCTTCATCATTATTATCCGAAATACCCGATCCGAATTGCAATTCCAATTTACCATCACTTCGCAATTTTGTGATATAACGTTTAGATGTTTTTCTAAGTTTTAATAAACTAGTAGCAGACGATCTGAATTGAGATAATACTGGATCATTTTCTGCTAAATTTGGGATTTCTTCAAAAATCGTATCTTGTGCTAAATATGGAACTTGATACCAATTATCACCATCAGATTCGGTAACTGAAATAATATCAATAATATTGGTATCAGGCAATACTACTTTATCATATGCAATCGGCGATCCAAATGTAAATCTAGTAGTTTTTACATCTCCGGAAACAGCTTTTGTAGATTTTTTTAATAAATAGTATGTAGGTTGTTTAGTAATAGGATCACTTTCATA